AAATGAAAGGCACATATGATAAATAAATTAACTAAAAATAATACTGTACATTTAGTTTATGGTAGAGAATACCAGGATACAGATGACAAGTACGATCAATTTTTTTATAGTTACAGTACCATTTTTAGAAATGTACCATTAAAGTATCTTAATCTTTTATTAAGAAACAAAGACAGAATTAAAAAATTCTGTGATAAAAATTACAATGAATTAGCTACTAACTTTGTTGGTAGTACAAAAGTAGAAGTGTTAACAGGTGATGAATATTATCAAACATATGAAGATGTATTTGGTGATATTGCTTACCGTGATAATGCTTTATTTTACGACTATGGCCAACTATGGAATGGCAGACAATTTTTCAAATATGATTTTGATCCTAGTTTAACACAATCATATTCTTATAAAAACCTAAACAAAAAGGCAAGTTAATGAAATACAATGAAGATAAAATAGTTAAAGAAATACACGATTACATCAAATCGACTTATGGTGAACACTATAGTACAACCAAAGACGGTTTTCAAGTACAAGATATGTTAAGACAACTTGGTATAGATAAAGATTTCTGCCAGGCCAATGCCATCAAATACTTGTGTAGATATGGTAAAAAAGATGGTAAGAATAGAAAAGATTTATTAAAAGCAATACACTATATCATATTACTAATGAGTAGTGAAGACAATAAAAAATAACAAAGGAGGACTATATTATGTCAATTGATACAAATATTATGCTTAATAAAAAAGATGTAGGTAAAAACCTATACAGAAAGAAAACCTACTATACACTTGTAATTGAACAAGAAGTATTAGCAAATGATAAAGACGAGGCAGATAAACTGTTTAGTGAATGTGGTATTAATCACGCTGCTATAAATGATGAGATTACCGAAACTAAAGATGGTGTTGAAACATATATGGTAGACGCTGATTATTCAGATAGTGGTACTACAGAATTTATTGGTAAAGTTAACTATGATGATGACACACAAACCTTTGACGAGGCGGTTGAGAATGGTGATGTCAAAATAGATACTTACGCTGGAGAAGATGATCCACACCCATTGACAAAAATTAAACTAGTAGAAAATAAGGAGGCTACAATATGATAGAAACAATAGCAACAATTGATATTATTGATTTAGCGTTAAATCAAATTAATGACGGAAGAGTAAATGACGCTAAACAAGTTTTAACAACGTACAAAAATAAATTACAAAATGAGGTAGATGAGTTTGATAAGTGGGCAAAAGTACAATCCGACATTGATACTTCACTACAACTAGAAATTGAAAGCGAACAAGGCAAGTAAATCAACGATTTTTAAAGGCTTGACTTTACAATCGTTTTATGGTATAATAGAGAGATAAACTAACAAAGGAGTATATTATGTTTAAGTATGACAAAGAAAACCTGTTTAAAGAGTTTTATGTGGCTAAAGAAAAAGATATGAAACTATCTAAAAAAGAAACAGATGAAGAAAAAGAGAATGATGTATTTACCAACCGTATTCAATTCTTAAAAGACCATATAGAATTAAAGAGAAAGAATCCTAGTTATTATTCCGAAGTAGATATAAACTTTGATAATTTACTTAAAGTATATCAAACTGAAAATCCAAGAGATAGTTTTTATATGACAATTTTTGGCCAAACTTATCTTCAAAAGAAAAGAGAAGAAGAAGCTGAGGTTGAATATTTGGGAACAGCGGATGCCATCTAAAAAAGAACTAAAAAATATCAGACTCAACCATTACAAGTGGTTAATATCAAAAGGTATTAAAACTACCTTTGAGTCTGTTTGTAAGTTTACTAAACCAAATGTGAAATCTAAACCTGGTGAATTAGATTTGAGTCATTTAAAAGTAGAAAATTCTATACCGTGTAGTAATAATATCGGTGGTAGTACAGCAAAGAGAATTTACGCTACACAAATTCCTGCTGGTAAAACTATTAGTGTGGCATATAACAAGGGTCCTTATATGATTGTTGACGCTAAGGACTTTAAAACTATGGGGAGGAAAATATAGTATGAGAACAATGATGATGTTAACGATTATGGTATTATTGACAATGACAATGGCCAAATCGGAAGAAACTAAAACAATAAATCCTGGACAAGTATTGGAAAATGTAAAAGAACTTCCAACTAAAGTAACTGATTGGAGTAAATCAGAATGGGAAAAAACAAAAGAGTTTCAAAAAAATGGTTGGGCAGATATGAAATCAAAATGGCCTTGGAACAAAGTATTTAAAGGTGAGGTACAATAATGGCTGGTGATTTTGTATGTACGAGCGGTAATGACGGCACACACTTTTTCAGACCTGTATCGGCTAAAGGCCATACTTTTTGGATGTCCGAAAATATGAATAAGTATGTTATAGATAATAATGAAGACTTTTATATTGTTAAGAGTGTTGATAGTGAAAAGATTTGTAATGAAATTAGAAAAGCTGGTCTGGATTTTACTAGTTAGTTTATTGTTAACTAACTGTACAACTAGTAGAACACAAGTAGGCGCCGTATTAGGTGCTGGTACAACAACATCAACTTGTGTTCAATTAGGTGTAGATAATCCATATGTGATAGCTACCTGTGCTTTAACAGGTGCTTTTGCTGGTGCTGAGATAATGTATAAATCAGATTATGATGTACACTATGCTGTTTTTGTAGATCATTTAAATACAAGTCCAACAAAACAATCATATACAAATTGGTATAATAGTAAAACAGGTAATAGTGGTATTATAAAAACAAGTAGCTCTTATACAAAAGGGCCTTTGAAGTGTAAAGATTATGACGCTACAGTAGATATTGCTCAACAATGGCCACTAATTGGTGTAGGTAGTGTTAACAGAAAAGCAGTATTTGGTACTGCTTGTCAATTACCTGATGGTAGATGGATAGAGAATAGAGGCTAATGAAAAAATTATTTTTAGTTATATCGTTATTAATGTTATCTTCAATATTAATTAATATGGCATATGCTGATAACCACGATTTATCAGGTGTTAAACACCCTATAGTTATTGTAAAACAAGGCGATACGGAGTTTACAGAAACAGTTAGTAAAGTAGAAACTGTGTTAGATAAGATTGAAAAAGTAGAAAAAAACAATGGTAAAGTTTATTATGACAAGATTACAACTATTGAACCTAAAAAAGTAGATGGCCAATATTGTTTTGTAAAAGTTATAATTAAACAAAATGATAACACTATTGTAAAAGAAGAAGTTTTGGAGTGTTCAGACGGTAGAAAAAGACCAGATGGACCTAGTTATTGGGAGTTATTTGCTCAATTCTATTACCGTGATGTATCTGCTCCAGAATACTGTAGAATGTACAGTAGACCAAATCACGTTTTTAAGTCGTTCGGAAAGACGTGTTTAAACAAGGACGGTGAATGGGAGGTAAGATGATTAAGAATATAATCATAATATCACTAATAGCTATTATCTTTTTAGATATTAGTCCAGATCAAGCATTAAACTATGTTGAAAGTGGACTTGACTTTTTAAAAGAAATAGTATATAATATAAAGAGTGAGGTTAAATAATATATGATGAAACAACTAAAAGTTGTGTTAGCAATAAGTGCTGGTTTGTTATTGGCCAATTGTTCAACACATTATACAATGAAGTCTGAAAAAGGAAAGACTTTAAACGAAGTGCCAAAATGGTATATGTCAGATTTTTCTGAAAAGAAAGCTTGTGACACATCTACATTTGGTAAAAACAAAGATAGAACCTGTATCTTTGGTGTTGGTACGGCAGTATCACCAGACCTAAATTTAGCAATAGAAAAGGGTATGATGATAGCGAAAGCTGAACTTGCTGACATTATCAAAGGCGAAATGAATAAATCAAGTAAACAATTCATTACTGAATTAGGTAAAACTAATACAAAAACAGTTGTGAGTGAAGTTGAAAGTACAATCGTTAATCTTATTAAAGATACACCTGTAAGAGGTTATGAAATCTTTGCTAAAGACGTGACTATAACTAAAACTGGTTATTATCGTGCTTGGATAGGTTTGAGATTGCCTATGGGTGAATATAATAAGATGTATAACTATACCATTGAGGAGGCTGTTGACGCCTATAACTTAAAATCAAAAGCTAAAATTGCTTATGAAAACTTAATGAGTACAAAGGAAACGACTAATGGAAATAGTAATATACAGTAAAGAGAATTGCTCTTATTGCTCAAAGGCCAAAAGTTTGGTTAAGAACCTTGGCCTTGAGTTTACTGAAAAAAAAATGGAGAGCTTTAAATCTCCTCAAGCTATGCTAGAAGACATTGGTAAACAAGTTAGAACTATGCCACAAATTAAAATAGATAATAAATTGATCGGCGGTTATAATCAGTTAGTAGAATATTTTGCTGACCAAGGTAAAGTAAACTTTAAAGGTGAGATTATATAGTGGCAGACGATAAAATCATACAGTTTCCTACAGATAAAATTGTAAGAAAACCTATCACAGAACCAAATCCTGTTGATGATAAGTTTGCTAAAAAGGTTAGAGACCAACAGACAAGACAATTTGTAGAAGCTGCTGTTGATGATATTAGTATGAATTTATTAAAACAATTATATGATATGGCCGTTAAAACAGATAAGGCTACTTTTACAAAAGATTTAGCATTGATAGTTGATATGATAAGAGGATTAATATATAGAGATTTTGATATGAAACATCCATCACAAATCTTAACTGATAAGATGGTTAGTTTAAATGTTTTAAGGGACGGATCACAAACAGCAAAAATTGATTATGCTCAGGTTATTGAAAAATCAAAAAAGACTTCAAAACCTATGAGTGAAGATTTAAAAAACGAATTAAATGATCTAAATGAAACTGGTATTATATTTGAACCAGATGGTAATTTAGATGATTAACAGAATTGCAAAAGCAATCGCCTTAACAGGTTGTAAAATAGTAATTGAAATGAAAAGGAGAATATAATGTTAAAATCATTAAAAAACCTTTTTGGTAAAGATGAATTAGTGAAAATTAAAGTAACTAAAAAAACTGCTGATACAAGAGGCAGAAAAGCTTTATCAAAAAAACAAAAAGTGTTAAACTTATTAGCTAAAGGTACAAACGTAGCTTGGAAGACTATTAGATCAAAGTTTGATTTAGAATCACCAAGAGCTATGATTGATACTTTAAGAGCTGAAGGCTATATGATCTATGGTAATAAAGTTAAAGGTAGAACTTATTACAGATTAGGTACGCCTACTAGAGCTATTATAGCTGCTGGTATTCAAGCACTTTATGGTACACCATTCAAATATTCTAATCACCGAGTAAGTGTTAGAAAATCTGAATTAGCACCAATTAACTAAACTATATTGAGGTGGCGAGAAATCGCCACCTCTTTTTTTATTATGACAGAATTTAGAAACGGAATTTATAAAACATTAAAGACTTTGGTTGGTACCAGTATTGGCCGAGCTTTAATATATACAGCAGGCCACATTATAATTGCTATGACTTGTAATAGAATAATTACAGGCGCTGATTGGAAATTAGCTGGTTTAGACGCTATCATTGAACCAGGCATAAATGGTATTTGGTATTATGTATTAGATAAAACGTGGAGTAAATATGGTAAATGATTTATACAAAATAATTAGACATATATTACCAGAGCTATTTAATGAAGATAAAGCATTTAAATCTAATTTACCTAAAGTTACAAGATTTCAAATACTTACTATACTAGCAACAACTTGGGCATTTATATTTGCTCAAATGACAATGAACTTTTTAAATTATGG